TGTATCGCGATGCAATTGAATTGCCGTCCGAAGGTTCTGTTTATCGCGTATTGTCTGCCGAAGCTTATTCCAAAGAAGGTTTGAATCCATCCGCCGTTATTTTCGATGAGCTTCACGCCCAGCCAAATCGTGAATTGTTTGACGTTATGTCTTTGGCTATGGGTGCTCGTGGGCGACTTGCCACGCTAATCGCCATCACAACTCCGGGTGTTCGAACCGATTCCACGGGACAAGATTCAATTGCTTACAGCCTTTATCAATACGGACAAAAAGTTGCACGCGGCGAAATTGATGACCCAACATTTTTTATGGCATCTTGGGAAGCACCGATTGAAGCCGACCACCGCAAACCACAAACGTGGCAAATAGCAAATCCCGGATACGGGGACATTTGTTCCGCCGAAGATTTTGAATCCGCCGTAAAACGAACACCAGAACCCGAATTCAGAACCAAACGTTGCGGACAATGGGTATCGTCTGCCGTATCGTGGTTGCCAACTGGTTCTTGGGAAGCCTGTGAAGCACCGCTTGATTTGACAGACAAAGAATACATAATCGGATTTGACGGGTCATTTTCAGGTGACAGCACCGTTTTGATTGGTGCAACATTGGAATCCGAACCGCAAGTGTTTATGATTCAAGCTTGGGAAAAAGACCTAAACATTCACGATGACACGTGGAGAGTGGACATCATTCAGGTGGAAAACAAAATTCGTGAATTCGTGGCTGCCAATCCCAAAGTCAAAGAAATTGTCTGTGACCCGTATCGTTGGCAAAGGTCAATGCAAGTTTTAGCCGAAGAAGGCTACCCAATTGTGGAATACCCATCCACAAACGCCAAAAGAATGGTGACCGCGTGTGCCAAGTTTTTTGATGCCGTAGTGGAAAAACGGCTCAAACACGATGGCAATCCGTTATTGGCTCGTCATTTGTCCAACGCAGTAATCAAAACCGACAATTTAGGAATCCGCATTGTGAAAGAAAACAGAAATTCATCTCGGCGAATTGACGCCGCCGTTGCCGCAATTATTGCGGTTGATAGAGCGTTGCAAGTTAGAATAGAACCCGAACAACAAGTGCCGGGTGTGTATGTCTTCTAAGGTTGCTAGTATCGCTCAAATCGCTGGGGCTATTGCCATCAGTATCGGTGTTGGGCTTATTTTCGTCCCTGCTGGAATCATTATCGCTGGCGTGTTTTCCGTTTTATTCGGAATTGCAATTGAAAGACGCTAATGCTAAATAATCTTTTTGAACGCCGAGCCGTAACGCCAAACACATTGTGGGGTGCTGGATTAGATTCAGCATTGCTAAATAATTCAGGCACATTTATTGACGAAGACAACGTTTATAAGTTGGCTGGCGTATCGTCTGCTATTTCGCTAATCGCTGGAACAATTTCAACGTTGCCAATGGATGCTTGGGTTCGCCGTGACGGACAAAAATTGCTAATGCGTCCAAAACCAGATTGGGTCAATCGTCCAGACGTTTCATTCGTGGATAGAACGCCGTTTATTAGTTCAATCATTGCCAGTTTGATGCTGGATGGAAATGCATTCGTCAGGATTTTCCGCGATGAAGAAGGTTTGCCAATCAATTTGACCGTGTTGAATCCAACACAAGTCAAAGTTGTTCGCAATGGCGTTGGACGTGTTTTGTTCGAATACGAACCAGACCAAAAGAAATACACATCGGATGAAATTTTGCACATCGTGGAATCCGTTATGCGTCCGGGTCAAATTCGTGGAGTGTCACGCGTTGAGGAAATGAAAGATGCTCTTGGACTTGGATTGGCTTTGGATTCGTATGCACAGCGATTCTTTGGACAAGGCACATCGGGCAATTACGCATTGGTTACACAGCAATCGTTGACCGAAGACCAAGCAAAAGTTTTGGCTAAATCAATTGATTCATCTCACGGAGGTTGGAGAAAAGCACACAAAACTTTGGTGTTGCATTCTGGTATTGACATCAAAGACATTGGAGTAAATCCAGAACAAACTCAGTTGCTTGATTCAAGAAGAATGTTCATCGAAGACCTTTGCCGTATTTGGAACATCCCAAGTCATATGATGAATTTGCCAGGAACCAACACTTACAGCAGCGTAGAAGCAACACAAATTGAATTCGTTACCCACACGCTTCGTCCATACGTGGCGATTATTGAAAACGCTTTGTCTTCGTTATTGCAGATTTATCCAAACGGGCAAGGTGCATTTGTCGAATTCAATATGAATTCATTGCTTCGCGGTGACGTTCAATCTCGATTCGCTGCTTATTCGCAAGGTATTCAAGCTGGAATTTTGACTTCAAACGATGCACGTGTTGCAGAAGGTCTTTCCAAAATTGATGGCGGTGACGTGTTGCGTGTTCCATTGGCAAACGTCAATATTGATGCTGCCGATTTGTCTGCAACAGACCGCCGTGTATTGATGGCACAGCGTTTGATTGTTGCTGGTTTTGACCCAGCGGAAACACTTGCCGCGATGGGCTTGCCACCCATTCAGCACACAGGTGTTCCAAGCGTTCAATTGCAAGGCGTGGCACAAATCAATCCAGAAAACCCACAAGCTGTTTATACGGAGAACTAAATGTCACTAATCGCCGCACACTATTCAATTGGAACCGTTGCCGCACTTGTTGTCCCAACAAGCGACAGAATTCAGCAAGTAACGCTTCACAATCACGAACATTCCAGCAATCACGACATCTACGTAAATGGTCCGGGTGTCACAATCAATAATGGATTGCACTTGCCAGACACAGAAACAATTCAATTCAATGTTGCAGCAGGTGATTCAATTTGGGCGATTTCGGACACAACTGGAAACGCGTTGCACGTTTTGATAAGCAGGTTGTAATTGCCTTATTTTATTTCTGATTCAAATCCAGATTGCAACGGTTGGGCTGTCGAAAAAGAAGACGGCGAGGTTATTGGTTGTCACGTGACCAAACAAGACGCGATTGACCAAATGGTTGCGGTATCAATTGCCGAAGAAATGACACCTGGTGGCGAACGTGCTAGACGTGCAGACGTTGCCGATTTGGAAATTGGAATGTATGTTCGCTGGATTGAGGGCGATGACGTTCGTGTTGGCGAAATTTATGCAATACGCGGCAATGAATTGGAAGTCAAACTTTATGATGAAGAAGATGGCGTATGGATGGAAACTGAAACAATTGTTTTGGTGGATGCGTCACGCGTTGAAATAATAACCGATTTGCCAACATTTGAATCAGAAATTGAAGACGAAATTCGTCAAGTTGATTTGACACCGCCAGCGTATATGCGTGCATCCGCCAGACGTGGATTGCAATGGTATTCCGAAGGATTGGGCGGCGATGGATTGGTTGATAGAACAATTCGTGAAGCACGTCAAATGGCAGAAGGTCAAGTATCCGCAGACAAATGGGTTCGTATTGCCGCGTGGATTGCTCGTCACATTTCAGATTTGGATTCACCAGATGCAAACCCTGAATCAGACAATTACCCATCAGCAGGAGTTGTGGCAATGGCATTGTGGGGCGGTGGAACAACCAAGCGTTCTGCAACACGAGCACAAACGTATGCCGAAGGCGTGGTCGCTAGAATAAAAGCGGAGGAAGAACGAGGAACAATGAAACAAGAAACAAGAAACTTTGACGCGGATTTTGAACTTCGCGCCGAAGGCGATGGAATGACATTCATCGGTTACGCTGCCAAATTCAATTCTCGTTCTGAGGATTTGGGTGGGTTTGTCGAAACAATTCAACCTGGTGCCTTTGGTCGTTCGTTGCGTTCTCGTAATGATGTCAAATTGTTGGTCAATCACGACACGGGCAGGGTATTGGCATCGTCACGTGCTAAGACATTGCGTTTATACGAAGACCAAATCGGGCTTCGCGTGGAAGCAGATTTGCCAAACACCACCGATGGCAGGGATATGGCTGAATTGCTACGCCGTGGCGATTTGAACAAAATGTCTTTTGGCTTTTCAGTTCAAAAAGATTCTTGGAACAATGAAATGACCGAACGCACGTTGAAGTCGGTACGTTTGTTCGAAGTCTCAATCGTGAGCTTTCCGGCATATCAAGAAACGGAAGCGATGGTTCGCTCGTTGGACAAAGTTGCAGCTCGCGCTCAGGTAAATGCCGATGAATTAGCAGATGCGGTTATGAAATTGGAAGAAGGTTCTGATTTGTCAGACCAAGAAGCCGACCTAATCAAAACCGTAGTAAATTCTCTTGCACCAAAGCAAGAAGAAATAAAAACAGAAGAAGAAGCAAACTTGCTTGACCTAAAGCGTAAGCAATTAGATTTGCTTCTAAAGAGGAACTAAATGGCTACTAAACAGCAAATCAAAGACACAATTCTCAAAATTGCAGGAGAACCATCCGTTGGAGAAATTTATTCTTTAGCCGACAAATGGGCAGATGCAATTTGGAAATTGGACAATCCAAACTTCGCCAACAATGAAGATGGCGAAAAAAACGGCAGCCAATCGGCGAATGCTGCCATCAAGGAGACTCGCGTAACCAAGCCAACTGAATTGCGTTAGCCCCTCTACGCAACGGCAACAGCGAGTTCCGCCCCACAGGGTCTTATCCTTTCTACCTGTGGGGTTTTCCTTTTGCGTGTCAATTGATTTGTGTCGCGTGTCGCGTGTTGCTTGTCGGCTTTCCGTTATTTGGCGCGACTTTTATTGTTACAAATTCGTTACCTTGGCTGGCTTGAGGTTCGCGTAGCCCTTCGATAGTTTGATTCCACAATTCAATAATCAATCAATTGAAAGGGACAAAAATGGGTTACACAACTACCGCAGTTTCAACAAACGGCATTTCACGCGTTTTGACAAATGCTGGTTTCATCAAATTCAACGGCGAGGTGGGAATCAAACTCGCAACAATCGCAGGCACACCTGCAAACGGATGGCAAACAGATGTGCTTGTCACCAATTACACCTATTCAGAAGGCACAGCACAAGCTGAATTGATGTCACGTGGATACGGAACTGAATTCGTGGGCAAATACGTCAGCCCGATTGACGGAATTCATTTTGAGCAATTTATCGTTTATGGAAAAAAGCACTACAACTAAAAAAATCAACACGATGCCCTCGCCAAAACGGCGGGGGCATTTTGTTTTGCTAAGATAAAAGAATGGCTGAGTGTAAGCACCGCCTGTTTTCAATTCAGCGTTAGCGCGGTTGAAGTTCAAACACAACTAGGAGAAAAACCAATGTCACAGTCCTTTATCAAGGCACAGGCAGAGGCTCGTGCAAAGGCGTGGGAAGAAGCAAAGGCACTTCTTGACACCGCTGCTGCTGAGAAGCGCGACCTAACTTCTGAGGAACAAGTCACATTTGACCGCATCAACTCAGAGCTAGATGAGCGTGCTGCCGCTATCGAAACTATCCGCAAGGCTGAGGAACGTGAGGCAAAAGCTGCTTCTGTTGCTTCTAACTTTGCTGTATCCGAAGTAACCAAGTCGGATTACGACTATGTTCGCGCTCTTGCAAAGGGTGAGATTCGTTCTCACGCTTTCGAGACTCGTGGAACACTAACCCCATCAAGCGCATCTTCACTTGAGCCACAGTCTTTCGTTGCTAGAGTTTATGACCTAGCACGCGAGGTTGGACCAATGCTAGATGTTGCTGAGCGTTTTGACACTCAGTCGGGAGAAGACCTAAAGATTCCAACTCTAACCGCTTATTCAACCGCTGGCATCGAAGCTGCTGGTGCTGCAATTGATGAGTCAGAGCCAACCTTTAGCTCAATCACCTTGGGTGCTTACAAGTACGCATTCCTCGTTCCCGTAGCACGAGAGCTAATCGAAGATGCTGGCATTGACATTGCAGAAGTTCTTGCACGTCAGGCTGGTAACGCAATCGGTTACGCCGTAAATGCTGCTCTAACAACTGGAACTGGAAGCTCACAACCAACTGGTCTATTCACCGCTGCTGGAACTGGAGTTTCTGGAACAATCGCTGGCGGTCTATTTACTGCCGACCAGCTAATTGACCTCGTATATTCCGTAGATGGCGCTGTTCGCCGTTTGAACGGAACTGGTTTTATGATGTCCCCAACCGCTATCCGCAACGCGAGAAAGCTAAAGGACAACGATGGTCAGTACCTATTCCAGCCTTCACTTCAGGCTGGTCAGCCAGACAGCCTTCTTGGATTCCCAGTATTTGAGAATCCAGCTGTTGCTGCCGTAGGTTCTGCTGCTGCAAGCCTAGGTTTTGGTTACCTACCGTCCTACAAAGTCCGTCTTGCTGGCGGTCTTCGTGTGGACAGAAGCGATGACTACAAATTTGGAAACGACCTAAGCGTTTTCAGATTTATGATTCGCGTGGACGGAAACCTTTCGCACCAGGACCACTTCAAAGTATTCAAGGGAAGCGCTGCTTAGTTCTTTCTGAAATACGGCAAAACCCTCGTCAATTTGACGGGGGTTTTTGCTATTGTGTAGATAGAAAGGAAATGATGACACCAGAAAAATTAGATTTGACCATTACGACTTGGTCTAATTCGCCATACCAACCAACTGGATACGGAATGCAAATTGGTATCCTTTTGGATTTTTTTGTCAAACACGGCGTAAATGCTGCACACGCATCCAATTGGGGACTAGAAGGTTCTAATTCAACATACAAAACAGCGTTCGGTGAAATACCGCATTACGCACGTGGTTACGACCCAATGTCGCAAGATTCGCTTGCAATGGCACACAAAATTGAAGCAACGAAGCACGATGCCAAAGATTACATTTTGACATTGGGCGATGTTTGGACTTTGAAACCAGAAATCTGGCCCACAGAAGAATTTCCACGCATTTTGTCTTGGGTTCCATTGGACCACATTTCGATGCCACCAGCGGTCAAACGATGGTTAATCAAAGACAACGTGACACCAATCGCAATGGCACCCTTTGGGATGCGTCAATTGGAAGAAAACGGAATCGAAGGTCATTACATACCGCATTCGATTGACACCGTTTCGACATTCAAACCAACGGACAAAATTGGCAAACAAAATGCACGCGAATTTCTTGGCGTTAGCGATGATGATTTTTTGGTCGTGATGAATTCAGCCAACAAAGCAAACAAATCAATTCACCGCAAAGCTTTTGCCGAAGCATTGATGGCGTTTGCCGTGTTCAAACAAAAAGTTCCAAACGCTTATTTATACATTCACACCGAACCAAAGGGCATTTATGGCGGTTATCACCTGCCACGTTTAGCCGAAGCGTGTGGATTGGATATGAATTCGGTTATTTTTCCAGACCCGATTGATTATCGTGTGGGCATCGAACCAAAAGATTTGGCTGGCATTTATTCGGCAGCGGATGTGGCACTTCAATTGTCATTGGGCGGCGGCTTTGAAATCCCAATTGTGGAAGCACAAGCTTGTGGCACACGCGTGATTGCTACCGATTGGACGGGACCAGCCGATTTGGTTGCCGAAGATGGATTCAAAGTCACGGGACAATTGTTTTGGGATGAAGCACAATTGGCGTGGTGGAAAACCCCATCAATTGCTTCCATTGTCAAACAATTGGAAAACGCTTATGACGTTACCAAAGCAAATGGACGCTATTCAGAAACGTCACGAAAATTTGCTCAGCAATTTGATTCACAAAAAGTTTGGAATCATTATTGGATGCCGTTTTTGCGTGAATTGCAATGATTGAAGTTCTTGGATTCCCCACGCTAAGTCGTTTTGATTTAGCCGATGTTTTGATTGATTCGATTGACCATCCCGTAGAACATTTGGTTGTTATCAATAATTCAGGCAAGAAAAATTGGAAACCAAAAGAATCTTCGTTTGTGGTCAATACGTGGCACATCGAAGTGCCGTTTGGATTGGGCTTGCAAGCCGCTTGGAATTTGGTTATCAAATCCACGCCATACGCACCGCGTTGGCTATTGGTCAATGATGATTGCCGATTTGAACCAGGTGCTTTGAAAACGATTGATGAATTGGCAAAACCAAATGCCATTTCATTTACCGATTGTTCGCCCGTTTGGTCGGCATTTGTATTGGGTGAAGAAGTTGTCAAACGCGTTGGATTGTTTGACGAAGCATTTTATCCATTGTATTTTTGCGATAACGATTTTGAACGCCGTGCAGACAATGCTGGAATTCAAAAAGTAAATTTGCCAGCCAAAGTGCATCACATCAATTCGGCAACTAAATACGACAACAATGAAGTCCGCAACGAATACACATTTCAAAGCAATGGTGCCTTATACAGGCAAAAAATTGCCAACAATGATTATTCAGACCACGGATGGTCATTGTTACGTAGGAGAGAACACCGATGGGATTAGTTGTTTATACGGGCGGAACGTTTGATTTGTTTCATTCGGGTCACGTGAATTTTTTACGTAAATGTAGCGAATTGGGTTCCGTCATTGTGTCGCTAAACACGGATGAATTTATAACCAAATACAAAGGCAAACCGCCAATTATGGATTTTTCAGAACGCAAAGCCGTTTTGGAATCTTGCAAGTATGTTTGGAAAGTTGTCTCAAATGAAGGTGGCGAAAATAGCACCATCGCCATTGGCAAAGTAATCCCCGACATCATCGCCATTGGTTCTGATTGGGCACGGCGTGATTATTACAAACAAATGGGATTTGACCAAGATTGGCTGGACATCAATGGCATTTCTTTGATTTACATTCCATACACATCGGGAATCAGCACGACCAAACTCAAAGCCAGAATCCGAGGACTAGAATAGTCGTGGAACAAAATTGAGGAACAATGGCGATAAATAACGGCTATGCCACACTTTCACAAATAAAAGCAGCAATCGGTATTTCACAAGCCGATACTGTAGATGACTCATTATTGGAGATGGCGGTTGAATCTGCATCTCGTCAAATTGATTCTTACGTTGAGCGTTATTTTTACAATGGCGGAACCAGCGTCAAGATTTTTTCACCATTGGATGAGGTTGTTTGTGCAACCGAAGATTTTATTTCGCTAAGCCTTGTTGAAACGTCCGAGGATGGCGAATCGTGGGACACAACTTGGGCGGCAACAGATTGGCAAGCCGAGCCACTAAATGGGCGTGCTGGCGGTCTGGTGACGTCTTACACGCAGATAAGGGCAATTGAGGACTATTTGTTCCCTGTTCGTGACGGGGAAGCCACCGTTCGTCTTACGGGCGTTTGGGGATGGTCTAGTGTGCCTATTGCCATAACACAAGCAACCATCATTTTGGCTGGCAGAATTTTCAAGCGTTTGGATTCTCCATTGGGAATCATTTCGGGCGAAATGGGAAGCATTCGTGTTGGTTATCGTCTTGACCCAGACGTGCAACACCTAATCGAGCCGTATCGGAAATTTAGGCTGGCATAATGGCATCCATCACCGCATTGCGAGATGGCATCGTAAAAAACCTTTCCACAATTTACGGATTGAGAACATCCGCTTACATTCCAGACAATCCAAATCCGCCAATTGCCATTGTGCAATTGAATCGCGTGCAATATCACCAAGATTTCAAGCGTGGAATGACCGAATACAACTTCACAATTCAGGTTATTGTGGGCAAAGTAGATGACCGAACTGCCCAATCAAATTTGGATTCGTATTGTGCAAGCACGGGAAACAACTCAATTA